CGGAAGCATTAGAGGAGAGTACATATGCACACTGGACAACTACCACGACTCTGCAGATAGCATTGACTGTTCTACTTCTGAAACTCCTGCAGAACATAAAAGTCACAACCTAATAGCATTGAATAATGGTCAGTTTGCACTGTACCCTAATAACAGGATGAGAATCTATGATAATAGTCTTACACCCCCAGAACCTAAAGTACCCGACTTCAAAGTCTCTACAGAGTACTATCAAGTTGAGCACGGACATGATAATCTAGGTCTTGGTGATCAAGAGGAATATTTTTGGAAGACTACTAAGGACAGAGAAGTCATGGCAGACATAGATGATCAATATTATCATCATTTTTCAGAGATACATCAATCGGATGAAAGATAACTCGTAAAAACTGTCTAAATAGCACTAAATACACGAGTATTGAATAAAAGTGCCTCTCAGCAAAATATCAAGAGGTTTTCGGGATATTTCATTATCCTTCAAACGTCACCCTGTTACAAGAGATTTGCTTCCTCTAAAAAATGAGGATGCAATCAAACGTTCTGTACAAAATCTTGTTAGAACAAAGATTGGTGAAGTATTTTTTAGAAATGACATTGGCACCCGTATCACAGGGGCATTATTTGAATTAGGAAACTCAGATTTCGTTGATCCTATTTCAACAGAAATTGATACTGTTATAACAAACTTTGAACCTAGAGTCGAACTAACAGATGTTAGTGTTGACCCAAGACCAGACGAGAATTCTTTAGATATTGAGATATCGTACAACATCGTTGGTCTATCGTTACCAACGCAAACAATAAACTTTTTATTAGAACCGACTAGACTATAATGGCTCTCAATCAATTCACAAATCTCAATTTTGAAGATATAAAAACTTCAATCAAAGATTATCTGAGGCAAAACTCTAATTTCTCAGATTTTGACTTTGAGGGATCTAATCTGTCTGTTCTTATTAATACACTAGCATATAATACTTACATAACAGCATATAATACTAATATGGTTGCGAACGAATCATTTATTGATTCAGCAACACTAAGAGAGAACGTAGTATCACTTGCAAGAAACATAGGATACGTGCCTAGATCGAAACGTGCTGCTGTAGCAACTGTTTCTATTAATGTTACTGGAATCTCAACAACAAATACATCAATAAGCATTGATGAAGGAGTTATTGCAAACTCTGGTGTGAACGGTATCAACTATACATACTCCTTACCGCAAAGAATAACTGCTCCAGCTGAGTTTGGTGAATCTAATGGATTTCTTCAAATATATCAAGGTCAACTTTTGGAGAAGCAATGGGTTGTAAATTTATCGCAAGCAAATCAAAGATATGTTTTACCAAACAATAGTATTGATACATCTACACTTAGAGTGTATATCAAGGAAAATGAATCAAGCACTATTGAAACAGAGTTCAAGGAAATCAACAGTATCGTTGGTATAACTTCTACATCCAACACATTTTTGATACAAGAGACAAGTGATGAAAAGTATGAGTTACTTTTTGGAGATGGTATATTTGGTAAAAAGTTAGAATCAAATAATGTAATAAGAGCAACTTACATCAAAACAGATGGTAAAGAAGGTAATGGTGCGTCATCCTTTAACTTTGTAGGTGCAATAAAAGATGAAAGCGGTGCACTTATACCAACTGCTGTAGCAAGACTACGAGTTTTGACGCCCTCTGAGAATGGAGATGATATAGAAAGTGTGCAAAGTATAAGAAATTACGCACCTAGAAGATTTGCAGCACAAAATCGTGCGGTGACTGCTACCGATTATGAAGCATTACTGCCTTCGATATATCCTAATATAGAATCAGTAAGTGCGTATGGTGGTGAAGATCTCGATCCACCTCAATATGGTCGTGTTTTTATCGCAGCAAAACCAAGAAACGGTAGTTTTCTAGCGGAATCTACGAAAACAGATTTATTAAGATCTCTCAAAAGTTACAGTGTGGCAGGAATCGTGCCATCCTTCATAGATCTCAAATTCCTGTACGTTGAATTGGATTCATATATTTACTATAATACAAACTTTGTTGGAGACTCTAATTCTCTTAGATCTAAGATTACTGACTCGGTAAATCAATATTCTAGGTCTGGAGAGTTGAATAAGTTTGGCGGTAGATTCAAATACTCTAAAATGACTTCAGTTATTGATGGTGTCGATAGTTCTATTACATCCAATATTACGAATGTAATAATAAGAAGAAATTTGAAATCAATGATAAATGTTTTTACACAATATGAATTGTGTTTCGACAATCAGTTTTATCATGAATTAGACTCTTACAATATCAAGAGCACAGGTTTCAGTGTCTCAGGCATCGATGGAACGGTCTACATTGCCGATCAAGTGATTCAAGGATCAAATACAGGCAATCTGTTCTTATTCAAACTCACAGACGATATAGACGTCGAAATTGTTTCTACAAATGTAGGTACTGTTGATTACGAGAGGGGTGAAATACTTATAAGCACAATAAACATAACTTCAACACTTTTACCAGAAAATATTATTGAGATACAAGCGGTGCCACTATCAAATGATGTTTTAGGAAGAAAAGAACTATATTTACAACTCAGCACTGAAAAAAGTAATTTTACAATGAGACAAGATCTGATCTCATCAGGAGCAAACGTATCAGGAACAAGATTCAACGTACAGTCCAGTTACAGTAATGGAAATAAGGTGAGAGGTGCTATTGTGACAAGTTCATCTGGAATAGGTAAATTAGTGGGATATGTAAACGGTCAACCTTATTATGGTGAGTTCCATAGTATGCCAGATGGCACTAAAATGACCGGTTCTACTCATTCAGTAAATAGTGTACAGATTCGTGACACTCTCAATTTTGTAACACCTGTGGATACTTCATCTAGCACGACATCGACATCATCTTCGTCATCAACAAGTTCATCGTCAAGCAGCAGTAGCGGATACGGATACTAATGATAGAAACCTCACTATCCAGAGTCAAAATACACGAAGTAATTGAAAGTCAGATACCTGAAGCGATAGATTCTGATAATCCTTTACTTGGAACATTTCTAAAACAATATTACATATCACAAGAGTTTCAAGGTGGTCCAGTTGATATTGTTGATAATTTTACTGACTATAAGAGTGTTGATTTTCTCAACAAAGACAATCTCACTGGATTCACATCAACTTCTCAATATACTCAGAAGTTTGATACAACAATATATGTAGATTCTACAACGGGGTGGCCAAGTAAATATGGTTTGCTCAAAATAGATGATGAGATAATCACTTACACTGGTATAGGTTCTACTTCTTTTACAGGATGCGTTAGAGGTTTTAGTGGCATTGAAAATAGCGAAAAAACAAATTCACCAGAATACCTCACATTCTCAAAATCAGGTATCAGCACTCATGCAGATAATGCAAGAGTAAAAAATCTAAGTAATATTTTCTTACAAAAGTTTTTCCAAAAAGTAAAAACACAAATATCTCCGGGTTTTGAGGATAGATCATTTACAGGAGATTTGAACATATCAAATTTCCTAAGACAGTCAAAAGATTTTTATACTGCTAAAGGAACTGAAGAAGCGTATAAAATATTATTTGGAACTCTGTATAAGGAAAAAGTTGAATTAGTAAAACCTCAAGAATATCTTTTCAAACCATCAGATGCACAATATTCTGTAAATGATGTCTTAATTTGCGAAAGGATATCAGGTGAACCAGAAAAGATTGTTAATGAAACAATCATTCAAGGGGATGCAAGTGCATCGGTATATCAAGTAGAAAAAATCATTTTCCTAGGAAAAACTTACTATAAGGTAAGATTGTCTTCTGATACAATTGTAGGGTCTTTCACACCTGTAAATAGAACTCGTATTACATCAAAAGTTCAAAGTGAAGATGATATAGTATGTGTAGACTCTACAGTTGGATTTGCTAAATCATCATTTTTCAATGTAGGAGGGCGAAGATACGACTATACTGACAAAACTCTTACAGAATTTTTGAACGTAACTGGTGCTAGTACCGCAGCAGTAGGTGATGATGTTTATTCGGGCGGATTAGCGTTCGCATATCAGAATAATAACAGAGCAAATCCTGCAGAACTTAGAATATTGAATTCTATTGTAGGTTTTGAAGGAACTGGAATACTTCAGCAAAAAGGTAGTGAGTATAATATAAAAACTCTAGGTATCAAAAAGACAGATCTTAGATATAGTGAGTGGTTAGAGAATATTGCAACAAGACACGTTGTACAAGATTTCAAGGTAATCTCTGCAGGAAACTATGAACTTATATTGACTACGAAACACAACTATAAGAGTG